GGGGTATTGACTGCCGCTGTTTGGAGGGATCTATTCATATTAGAGATATTATTGATTACCTGAAACATTAACCCACCCCAAGATATCCAAAGATGAATAATTATGAGAATCAGAATCGTTCGTTTGTTTATGAGTCCGTTACTACTCTACTCCCAAGCATTAAGTCAATTTTATTCAGGGTCATCAGGTAATGCTTTCCACTTGAAAGCTTGCAGTTCCCTCGGGCTAAACGTTTTACTGCTTTCAGCTGTCCATACTTCGCTGCACCCGCCTTTTGGACAATAGAATATCCACTATATCCGGTCGAAAGCAAGCATTTTTCTCAAGGCATTTTTCTCAAGGTTGACGTTTTACTGACTTCAGCTTGCTACATATTTTTCACAAGGATGCTTAAATCGGAGGAACCAATAAATCTGTCCGGGATTGTACCCCTACGGTATCCCCTATTGGGGTTCTATCGTTCGGGTTGGTTTTCTGTTCCAATGGGGCCATGAAACCATTGAAATCAAAACCCACCCGCCAAAAGACCACCCCGAAGGGGAGGGCCAAAATATGCGCTAATACTACCAAGACCAGTTCCAAACCTACACCAAACCTGTCAAAATCTGCCTCAAATCTGTCGAAACCTGTATCAAACCTGACACTATCTGCAAAGCAGCAACTTTTTATCCTCGAATTTTTGGTGGATAAAAACGCTACACAAGCCGCGATTCGGGCCGGTTACAGCGTTCGCACGGCTCGCAAGATAGCAACCGAAAACCTGTCAAAACCAGTCATAAAAGCCGCAATCGACACCGAAATTGAAAAGCAGAAGGCACGGATCACCTTTACTGCCGATCAGGTTCTGGAAGAGCTCGCCCGTGTCGGCTTCGCAGACATGAAGGATTTCGTCGAGATCGATGAAAGCGGCCTGGTCCAGGCGATACCACTGGAAACCATGGCTGAGGGGAAGAGCCGGATCATCAAGAAGGTCAAAGAAAAGCGCGTCATTCGGAGCACCAAGGGGACTGAGGACAACCCGGATGGTGATCAGATCCTCGACGCGACGTTCGAGTTCGAGCTCTGCGACAAGGTGAAATCCCTGGAGCTGTTGGCCCGGCACCTGGGGCTCCTGCACGACAAAACCGAGGTTGACCTCAAACAGCCGGTCCAGATCACGATCAAGAAGTTCTGCAGCCGGAAGACGGCGAAGGATACCGATGGGAGTCGAGCTACCTCATAACGGGTGGGAACCCCGCGACGATCAGATCGCCCTCTGGGATTACCTGGAGAATGGTGGGAAGCGTGCCGTCGAGGTCGCCCATCGTCGCTGGGGGAAGGATGATATTGCCCTTCACTTCACCGCCACGGCATCGCAGGAGCGTGTCGGAAACTACTGGCACATGCTCCCACAGTTCAATCAGTGCCGTAAGGCGATTTGGGAAGCCGTCAACCCCCGCACAGGCATGAAGAGGATCGACGAGGCGTTTCCGATGGAGATGAGGACCAGTACGAGAAGCACCGATATGTACATTGGCCTCGTTGGCGGCTCTTCCTGGCAGCTTGTGGGCTCCGACAATTACAATGCCTTGGTCGGCAGCCCACCGATCGGCATCGTCTTCTCCGAATACGCGCTATCAAACCCGCAGTCATGGGCTTACCTTTCCCCGATACTCGAAGAAAATGGCGGCTGGGCCGCGTTCATCAGCACATCCCGCGGCGACAATCATCTGAAAACAATGTTGGATTTCGCCCGCATCACACCCGGTTGGTTCGCTCAAGTCCTGACCGCAGATGACACCCCTGTCTTCACCAAGGTGAAATTGGAGGAGATCCGTGCCGAGCTGGTTGGAACGTTCGGCGAAGAGATGGGCGAGGCTATGTTTCAGCAGGAGTATTTCTGCTCGTTCCAGGGCGCAGTGATGGGCGCGTACTACGGCAAGCAGATGGCGCTGGCTCACAAGGAGGGCCGCATCACCCGCGTGCCCTACGAGACTGGCGCCGAGGTCTACACGTTCTGGGATCTGGGTGTGGACGACAGCATGACGATCTGGTTCGCGCAGTTCATCGGCAAGGAGACCAGGTGCATCGATTATTACGAGAACAGTGGCATGGGCCTGGCTCACTACGCCAAGATCCTGAAAGAGAAGCCCTATGTTTACGGTGATCACTATATGCCCCACGACGCAGCGGTACGAGAAATGTCCGCCGGGGAGCACGCGAAGTCCAGGGTTGAGGTAGCCGAGGAGCTGGGGATCAAGCCCATCATCGTCGTTGAGCGCCCCCGGAACACGGACGCCGTCATGAACGGCATCGAGGCCGTCAGAAACGCCCTTGGCTCGTGTTGGTTTGACGAACGCAAGTGTTCACCCGGCATATCGGCTTTGGAAGGCTACAGGGCCGAATACGACGAAGAAAAAAAGATTCTCAAGCGGACACCGCTGCATGACCACTGCTCTCACGGGGCGGATTCTTTCAGGACATTTGCCGTTGGGTATAAGGCAAAGAGGATTCAGAAACAAGGAACCAGGCAGGTGCTATCGGGGTGGGCCGCATGATTTATCAAGGTGATTGCCTGGACATTATGCCTGCGCTTGAACCCGATTCTGTTCAGTGTGTTGTGACATCGCCGCCATATTACGGCCTTCGGGATTATGGGGTGGATGGCCAGATCGGGCTGGAGGATTCGCCAGACGCCTATGTAGCCAAGCTCGTAGCCGTGTTCCGGGAAGTGCGGAGGGTGCTGCGGGATGACGGGACGGTGTGGTTGAATTTGGGAGATTCGTATAATGGCAGCGGGAAAGCAGGAAGCAACCCAGAATATCAAGCAAAACATACTGAGTTTGGTAAGCCATCAACAGAAAAATCACGTTTTGGTATGCCTACCAATATTAAGACATTGAAGCCCAAAGACCTGATTGGGATCCCCTGGCACGTGGCCTTCGCCCTTCAAGCTGACGGATGGTGGTTACGTTCCGACATTATCTGGCACAAGCCGAACCCCATGCCAGAGAGTGTAACGGACAGACCGACAAAGAGTCATGAGTATTTGTTCCTACTGGTTAAGAGTCAGCGGTATTACTATGACGCGGAGGCAATCAAGGAAGCTTGTCAAAGCGGACCATCTGATATTAAGAAAATGGAGGAAAGCCGAGACCGTATCGGTGGAAAACATAAGGATTTAATAGACCCATTTAGTAAAGCCAGCTCTGCAACTAAAATCGGCCGGAAACGCAGCGTTGGCCATCCTACTGGCCGCAACTGCCGTTCTGTCTGGACTATTCCCACCCAGCCATTCCCTGGAGCCCATTTTGCCACATTCCCCGAAGCCCTTGTGACGCCATGTATTAAGGCCGGAACGAGTGAGAAGGGGTGCTGCCCCGAGTGCGGGAGTCCGTGGGTGAGGATGGTGGAGAAAACGGGTGCTACGAACGATAGGGCGCGAAAAGATGTTGGAGATTATTTCCCAGATAAGGGTGGAAATCCTTCAGGGATTAGGTCGCTCAGTGGCGCAACATATACGCCACAACGGATAGCAACAAACGATTGGCGACCGACCTGCACCCACAACCACGAACCTACTCCCTGCGTCGTCCTTGATCCCTTCTCCGGCGCCGGAACAACGGGGCTGGTGGCCGAGAAGTTAGGCCGTAATTTCGTCGGTATCGAGTTAAATCCTGAGTATGCAAAAATGGCAGAGAAGCGGATTAACAACGTGCAGCCTCTCTTATTCGCGGTGACAGCATGAGAGTAATCGAGAGGGACTACGGATACTTCAAGGGTAAACCAGTCATGATCCTGAACGGGGCGCAACGGGACAATAAGAAGCGCTTCATCATCACACTGGATGACCTCTGGAAATACAGCGACACGCACAATGATGAGTTCGGGGGGTTCATAACAGGTAAGGTGCTGCAAATCTGCAAGTTGTTTGACATTGAGGTGCCGACGCGCAAGCGTCAGTTCGTGCAGGTGATGTCTTCAATAACAGACACGATCATGGATGGGATAGACGACCTCGTGAAGATGCCGCCGTTCAGGGCAGGGTACGACGACCCGAACACGGTGATCGACATGCAGCCGGCGAGTAACAGGCCCGATATTAAAGTGGGGATGATGCAGTCATGATTTATGAGGGCGATTGCCTGAACATTATGCCAACGCTTGAAACCGAATCGGTTGACTCCATCGTCTGTGATCCTCCTTATGGCCTTTCCTTCATGGGTAAGGATTGGGATCACGGTGTGCCGGGTGTTCCGTTTTGGGAAGCGGCATTGAGGGTAGCGAAGCCGGGTGCGTATATGCTGGCCTTTGGTGGGACACGAACCTTTCACCGGCTGGCTGTTGCGATAGAGGATGCGGGGTGGGAGATTCGGGATACCGTGATGTGGGTGTATGGTTCAGGGTTCCCTAAGTCGCTAGATGTGAGTAAGGCGATCGACAAGGCGGCGGGGGCAGAACGGCAAGTGGTGGGCGTCAACGAAAACGGCAGTGGGCCGCACAGGATAAAGCTCGACAATCACGGTAAAGGGGATACTGGAATTGGGTACATGGATGGAAGTGGAAAGGTTTTTGACATCACCGCCCCCGCAACTGATACCGCCCGTCAATGGGAAGGCTGGGGCACTGCCCTCAAGCCAGCATGGGAGCCGGTCTTGGTTTGCCGGAAGCCCTTAATCGGTACCGTGGCCGCCAACGTCCTGAAGTATGGGACGGGGGGATTGAATATCGATGGGTGCAGGGTGGGAATTGACCCGAAGGCCGACGCATCACAATTGAGGACAATGAACCGCTCGAAGAAAAGCGAGAAAAATGGATGGGGGATGAATCAGACAGGGAGCGACACGCCAGAGGTCGTGAGTGCAAACGGACGCTGGCCTGCCAACCTTATATATGACGGCAGCGATCAAGTGGTGGGGCTGTTTCCGGTGACGACGAGCGGGAAGATGTCTGCAGGACAAAGAAGGCTTAATTCTGAAGGACCTAACCGGAATACCTACGGATACATGGACCCAGACATTACAAAGCGCGACACCCCCGGCGACTCCGGTTCAACCGCCCGGTTCTTCTACTGCGCAAAGGCGAGCCGGGAAGATCGTAATGAAGGGCTGAATAATCCTGGCCCCCAGTTCCACCACGGTACCACACTCCGAAAGGTTGAGAACACAGACACGAAGGGTAATTTCCACCCCACAGTCAAACCAACCGCCCTGATGCGCTACCTCTGCCGCCTTGTTACGCCTCCCGGCGGCGTGATTCTTGATCCCTTCATGGGTAGCGGTTCAACAGGGAAAGCAGCGGCAGCGGAGGGATTTGGGTTCATCGGGATCGAACTGAATCCTGAATATGTTGAGATAGCCGACAAACGGATCAACAGCGTGCAACCTCTTTTGATAACGGTGGCAGAGGGTTGATGTAGTCATGAGCGAGCGAACTCAAAGAGCCGAAAACGTAAGGAGCATCGAGGAATACACCCCTCGCGAGTTCGACGTTGATGAACACCTGGATGATCTGGGGCTTGAAAAGCCGCCCGAAGGAGTTCATCCGCTCGACAGGGAGGATGTCCGCAAGCGGTTCACGAAGGTGTCGTCATGGTTCGCCCAAGAGAGGGTGCGACAGGCCGATTTCCGTTGTGAGTCGATGGTAGACCATGAGTTTTACGACGGACCGGGGCAGTGGACGCAGGAAGAGAAGGCGATCCTGGCCAAACGGACCCAGGTGCCGATCACCTTCAACCAGGTCAAGCCAACGGTCGATTGGGTGCTCGGGACTGAAAAGAAGATCCGGGTTGACTATCGCGTTCTACCCAGGGGTGAAGAGGACGCGAAGAGCGCGGAGATGAAGACGAAGCTCTTCAAATACGTCTCCGACGCGAACAACGCGGGATTCAAGCGGTCGAAGTCATTCGCCGATGCCGTGCTGGCCGGGGTAGGGTGGATCGATCACGGGATCAACGCGGACCCGGACAACGAGCCCCTTGTCGTCTCTTACGAGGATTGGCGATACATCTGGTGGGACACGCTGGCCGTCGAGGACGACCTCTCCGACGCCCGTTACGTTTTCAGGGGCAAGTGGGTGGATGAAGACGTTGCCTGTGCCATGTTCCCGGACAGGGCGGACGTTATCCATGCTTCTGTTATCAGCGGGGATCAGGGATTCGGGTACGAGACCTTTGCGGAAATGCTTGATCCTGCCTTCGATCCAAAGATGGCGGGCGGGATGCCGCACAGCAGTACAGGCTTTATGCCGCAGTACACCGGGTTTTTCGGGTACATCGGCACCCAGACCTCTGTTGAGCCGCGGGATCGTGTGTTCCTGGTCGAGTGTCAGTATCGGACCCCGGCAAGAAAGAAGCTGTTGCGCGGCAAGGAACTGGGAACGCTTCAGGGGATCACGTTCGATGAGGGGAAGCACCAGAAACTGGTGGAGCTGGGAATCGGTCAGCCGGTCGAGTCAACCGTGATGGAGATGCGTCAGATAATCTTCACCGGCGACTCGGTATTGCAGGACGGGGAGAGCCCGTACCGACACAAGCGCTTCAGTCTGGTGCCGATCTGGGGCTTCAAACGGAAGAAGGACGGGACGCCCTACGGCATTGTCCGGAATCTCAGAGACCCGCAGAAAGACCTGAACAAGCGCCGGTCAAAGGCTCTCTACCTGTTGTCAGCCAACCGGGTAATGGCGGATGACGACGCGATCGACAACACCGACCAGAGTTGGAGCGACATCGTCCAGGAGGCGAATCGCCCGGACGGATTGATCAAGGTCAACCCAAAGAGTCAACGCGGGGTCGAGATCCAGAACGAGAACAAGATGGCTGAAGAGCACGTCATGCTGATGACCCAGGACGAGAAGTACATCCAGAGCGCGTCAGGCGTGACGGACGAACTGATGGGGCGGGACACGAATGCTGTGTCGGGGAAGGCGATCAGGGCGCGGCAGGAGCAGGGCGGTGTTGTAACGACGGCATTCTTCGATAACAACCGGCTGGCCTTCAAGCTGTCTGGTGAAATCATTTTGTCGATGATCGAGCAGCTCTACACCGAGGAAAAAAAGATCCGGATCACCGGGGGCGAGAACGGCAAGACGCCCGAGTTCCTTGAGATCAACAAATATGACCCGGAGACGGATGAGATCATCGGCGACATCACGGCAAGTCAGGCCGATTTCGTCATTTCCGAGCAGGATTACTCCGCGACGATCCGCGAGGCCATGTTCGAGTCAATGACTGAGATCCTCAAGACCTTGCAGCCCGAAGCAGCAATACAAGTTATTGATCTATGGTTCGAGTTGTCCGATTTACCCGGTAAAGAAAAGTTTGTCGATCGGTTCAGGGCAATCACCGGCCAACGGGGAACTGAGGGTGCGGCCACTCCCGAAGATCAGGCTGCAGATCAGGCCAAGGCAGATGCAGCGACGCAGGCGGCAGAGACACAAAACCAGATCCTTCAGACGCAGCTCGCAGCCGAACAGGCGAAGGTCAAGAAGCTTGAACAAGAAGCCCAGCTTATCGCCGCGAAGATCAAGACTGAGTCGGTTAACCAGCAGGTGAGCGCCGCGGGTGTCGATTATGACAAGGAAAAGCTCCGGATGGAGAAGGCCAGCACGCTGAATACCATCGAGCAGGGCGAGCACCAGAGGACCATGCAGACGCGGGATCAGAACGTCAAAGAGGAGTCGGCGGCGCATGGTCTGATGATGACCGAGCGGAACGCTGAGAACACAGAAAAGGCGGGCGAGCATACCCGGATCATGGATGTAAAGCGCCTGGCCCTCGACGAGAAATTGGTCAAGGCGAAGGACAAGCCGAACGGGTCAGTCGAAAGGGGACTGAAGAGCAACAACCATAAGGAGTAAGGGTAGTTATTAGAAAATAAGGGTTCCCCAGACGGTAGGCATACCGAAAGGGGACGCAAGAACAAACGAGGACGGCTTGTAGGAGCCTACACTTCTACAGCCGTCCTTTTTTGTTGCCCGAATCAACCCGGGACAGAGAGGGAGGACGACATTATGGGAAAGATCACGGAAGACGAGCTGGCGATGCTGAGCCCCGAAGAGCGAGAGGCCCTTGATGGGGAAACGGAAAACAAGAGCACGGAGGAGATCAAAGCCGAGGAAGAGGCCGCCGCAGCCGCCAAGGCGAAGGAAGAGGGGGCAGGGGAAGCCAAGCGGACGGTCGAGAAGAAGGCGGTGGAGGAGAAGACTGAAGAGGAGAAGGCGGCGGAGGAAGCGGAAGCGGAAGCAGAGAAGCTCGAAGAAGAGGCCAAAGCCAAGGCGGCGGCAGACGCAGAGGCGGCAGCGGCAGTCCAGGCAGCCAAAGAGGCGGCAGACCTGGAGGCAGCGCAGAAGGCGGAAAAGTCAGCTGCGGCAGCGACCGTCATTGTACCCAAAAACGAACCTGTTTTCATCCTGGAGGCCGAGAAAAAGCACGGAACCAGGGAGGAAATCGAAGCCAAGATGACGGCGCTCGACACGAAGTTCGAGGATGGGGACATCACCCTGGCCGCTTACAACAAGGAACGCGCCGAGTACGTCGAATCGCTCACCGAGATGAAGATGTTCGACAAGATCAACGCCCAGGTCCAGAAGGCTGCAGCTGAAAAGGGATGGAAGGACGCCCAAGCCGATTTTTTTAGCAGCAACCCAGAGTATTCCGCAGAGCGGATCAAGAATGTGGCTTTTGTGGACGCCGTCAACCGGCTCCTGGCCACCGACGAGTCGAAGAAGATGACCGACGCCCAGATTTTCGCAGCCGCAAAGAAAGAATGCGACGCGGTTTTCCACCCGGAAGGACCGCCCAAGGCGGACGATGGCAATGTCGTGTCCATCGAAGAGAAGCGCACGGCTATTGAGGCCGCCGAGGAGAAGCGCAAGGCTATCGAAGCCGCAAAGAAGGCGGAGGCCGAGAGGGCCGCGGGTGTCAAGACGCTTGCCAAGGTCCCGGTATCGGAAGGGAATCAGGGAGACGACAAGTATGACGCGATTGATAAGCTCACAGGGGAAGCCTACGAGAACGCAGTCGCCAAGATGAGCGATACGGAACGGGCGATCTACGCAGCCCGCTCATAAAGACAGTACATCCCACGTTCTGGTTCAAACATAGCCAGCCCGATGACCGGGAAGTGATGGGGGAAATGGAGAGATGGTGAAACACAAAAACATTTTCTATCACTTTTAGGAGGATACGCAATGGGACAGACAATCATCGGTGTAAACGACCCCAAGGCCGTCAAGAAGTATTCGGCATTCCTTGCGGTAGACGTGGCGCGGGATTCCTATTTCTCCCGCAAGTTCATGGGCGCTGAAGGCTCCAGTATGCCCATCCAGGTCGTAAAAGACCTCGAAAGCACGGCGGGAGACAAGGTTTCCTTCGACCTCGTCATGCAGTTGAAAATGCAACCTGTGGAAGGGGACACCCCTTTGACCGGGAAAGAAGAGGACCTGAAGTTCTACTCCGACGACATCCTGATCAATCAGATGCGCGGCGGGGTGAACACGGGCGGCAGGATGACCCAGAAGCGGACGATCCACCAGCTTCGGGAGATCGCACGGGTACGGCAGTCGGAATGGTGGAGCCGGGTATTCGACGAGCTCTTCTTCATGTATCTGTCCGGGCTCCGCGGGTCCAATGCGGACTACATCTTCCCGACCAGTTACGCGGGATTTGCAGGGAACGCCTTCAACGCCCCCGACACCGAGCACTTGCTCATGCCGGGCACGAAGATCAAGACGACCATTGCCGCGGGCGACACGATCACCCTGGGACTCATCGACAAGGCTGTGGCTATGGCCTCGATGATGGGAGGCGGAACGGGGGGAACCCCCAAGATTCAGCCGATCCTCATCAACGGCGAGAAGCACTTCGTCCTCTTGATGAACCCGTGGCAGGTGTACGACCTTCGGCAGACCACGGGCGGCTCTGGCTGGCTGGACATACAGAAGGCGGCGGCAGCGGCAGAGGGCCGTAAGAACCCGATCTTCCAGGGCGGGCTCGGCATGTATAACAACGTGGTCCTGCATGAGCACCAGGCCGTAATCCGTATGGCCGACTACGGCAACCCCGCGACCGTTGAGGCGGCGCGGGCTCTGTTCATGGGCGTCCAGGCGGCAGTGATCGCCTTCGGTTCCAAGGGCAACGGTCTCCGCTTCGGCTGGTACGAAGAGGAGAGAGACAGCGGAAACCAGGTCGTGATCAGCACGCACTCGATCTTCGGAATCTCCAAGGTGCAGTTCAACGCCAAGGACTTCGGGATCATGGCAATCGACACGGCAGCCAAGCAGCCGGTCGGGTAACAGGGGATCGCAGGAATGACAGCGGGGGAGACGGATCTCCCCCTTCAGTAAAGGAAAAGGAGACACGACTATGTTGAAATCGGCAAATGTAGCAGGCGCCCGTCCTGCGGTTTACCCGGACGAGGCTGGCAAGGTTCTGGTGAGCGACGGCTCGTATGAAATCACCGCCGCTCTGAACGTGGACGAGCAGACCATCGCGCTGTGCTCGCTCCCGGCTGGGTGCATCCCCCTGGATTTCACCCTCATCGTTGACGATCTGGATTCCGCCGGCAGCCCTGCAATCGTCGTGGATGGCGGCGGAATCAATGCAGCGGAGGACGCGGTTGATCAGATCATGGTTCCCGCGTCTACCGTGGCCCAGGCGGGTGGGGTTGCCCGTTCGACTCTGTTTTCGATGGTGGCCCCCGTCGAGACGGAGACCCTGTTTGGGATGCACATCACCACGGCAGCGGGAACAGCCGCAGCAGGGACTATTCGTGGGATTCTGACGTACCGCGCCGCGGAGTACGGCGGCTAAAAAGGGTCCACACAACCCCGTAGGCGTGGCGGTGGGGGTGCCCCCTCTTCTCGCTCCACCGTCACGGCCTACAAACATTGGAGGAGTTATGCAGGTTCAATTGTTGGTCGAGAGAGACCAGAACGAGTGCATCGTCAACCTGGCGGGGACGGCCTATAAGTTCAAGCGAAACGATCATGGGCACCTTGTCAGTGATATCACGGACCAGGAGCACATCAAAAGGATCTCGGACCCGTTCCACAACACCGCGTTCAAGGAATACAACGTCCTGAAGAAGATTACCGAAGAAGTGGTGGATGAAGTGGCGCCTGTTGCGGACTCAGCCGAAGCTGTCCCGGAGACTGCCGAGAGCCGCATGTCGGCGCATTTCGGGAACGAGATGCCCGTGCATGAGCAGGTCGGTAAGGATGCTTACGCGCCCCATGTTGGGCAGATAGACAAGAGTGATGAACCGGATCGCCCGGCCTATCCCAAAAAAGGATCAAAGAGACCGCAGAAGAGGAAAAACTGATGGAAGTAGATGCAATCGTGACAGAGGTTGAGAAAATAGTCCAGGACGCGACTTACGACGAGACCTGGATCATCGGAAAGTTCAACGAGGCCCTGCTCCTATTGGCTACGATGTGCCGAATCCCTGGCCTTCAGACGACCGCAGTGGTAGAGGCGGCAGCAGCGGCACTAACAGCGGCCCTTCCGAAGACCTACCTGCATGACCTCTACCTCGTGACGACACCGACGTACCCACAGGGCATTCTGATTGCCCCGAACATTAAGGAATTGAAGGCGAATTCCAATGATACACAGACCGGCCCCGTGCAGATCATCTGCCTTGATGGGAAGATCCTGAACTTCAGGCCCATCCCGGAAGATGCCGAGAATATGACGCTTCATTTCTACGGAAAACCGAAGGAGTTGGCAGTCGGGGACGTGTTTCCCGACTACATCCCGGAGATTCTTCACAAGGAGATCTTCCAGAATTACACTCTCAAAGAGGCATACATCCAGATCGAGGACGGGCTCGACGGAGTGATGCCGAACACGCAGAAATACAGCGGTCTGGCCGCAAACGGGATTGCCTCTCTGGTCGCTTTCTACCCGAACGCGCCCAAGGCAAGAGCGGATGTCCAACGGACAAGGCTGGATTTCTGATGAAACCTTTAACGATCAGGGGATTCAAAGGCATGAATAACGTACTCGAAGAGGGCGGATTTTCGGGCCATGACGATGGGACGATGACAGCGATCCCGAAGGTCATTCTGAACGCCGATGTCACGGCAGAGGAGCGGCTGAAGAAGCGGGGCGGATATCGACTTCTGGCCAGTTTGCCAAACGCACATAGCGCCTGGGGCACCAGGCATGTCTTGCTGGCTGCGGCGGAAGGCAGACTCTACCGATTCTATCCTGATGGGTCAAAGGTCAACCTTTGCGCCCTGTCCGGCCCCTTCGAGGAGAAACTCTTCTATGCCGCGGTGGACGACAATATCTATATCTCAAGCCGCCACTGGATGGGAATCCTCGATCCAGCACAAAACATGGTGAGCACCTGGGGGATACCGATTTCGGAGCAGCCGGTTCTCGCAGCGGTGAATGGCACCGGGGCGCTGACCGCCGGACGCTACCAGGTCTGCTACACAAACGTCGTCGGGGGGCAGGTTGGCGGCAACGGGATGATTGCCGAGATTGACATCATGGCCGACAACTCTACGATTTCACTTCTCAACAAACCATCCGGCGTCATCGCATGGGCGACAGACCCGGACGGAAGCACCTTTTACAGAGCTGCGGAAGAGCAGGCTTTGATCACGGGGATCGAGACCATGGAGCCCCTTCCGACCTTTCTTTGCGGCCCGCCAAACCCCATGAAGTTCATCCGACGGGCGTTCGGTCGCCTCTGGGGAGCGGTGGACAGCACCCTACGTTACAGTGAACCCTATCGTTACGACCTCTATAAATCGACGAACATGTTCTCGTTCCCCAATGACATCCTTCTAGTTGCGTTTGTGGACGGTGGAATCTTCGTCGGGTTCGATGACCGGACTATTTTCCTTCCCGGAACAGAACCGAGCGCGATGCGGGAGGTCCATGTCGGGGCAGGGGTGGCGCAAAATATCCTCGCCTACTGCAACAACGTGCCGGATATGGGCAACAACGTCCCGGTTTGGGTATCAAAAGACGGCCTGATGGCGGGCGGGCATAGCGGTGTGCTCGCCAAGTTCACAAAGGACCGGGTCCAGTTCCCAGCCGGCCAGGAAGGGGCAGCGGTGTCCCGGACTGTGAACGGGCGGGAGCAGTTTTTGACCAGCTTCAAGCAGGAACGCCCTCGCGGGAGTGGGGTCGGCTTTGGTGACTCTGCGACTTGTGAGGTCGTAAGAAACGGGAAAGTTCTTTAATCATTAGTAGTTGGGGTTTCCCTGAAGGGTGGCCACCCGGACGGGAACGCAAGAGAGAAACAAGGGCGGCATGCTGGTGCCAGCACATCAGCGTTGTCGCCCTTTTTCTTTGCCCCGAACAACCACACAACAAGGAGGAACACACAATGGACAGAATTAAGGGTTTTATCGCGATGGTCTGGTTGATGGTCACGGCACTCTTTTTGAGACTGAAAAAAGGGGCATGGGATGACATCATCTTCGAAGGCAAGGTGACGTTTGAGCACTGGCGCAATGGCGTCCTGCTCTTTACGGAAACCGGGACAAATACCTTCACGACGGAGGGTATGGCCAAGCTCCTGAACATCATGTTCCATGACATCTCCAAGGCCGCGTCGCACATCTGGTACGTCGGTATCTTCAAAAACAACATTACCCCGGCCCTGGCCGACACGGGAGCGAAGCTGGGCTCCGGCAATGCCTACGGCGAGTGCCAGGATGCGGACTATGACAACCCGCTGACCAACCGGCCCGCGTACACCACGGAAGATACGACCACCGCGGTCATCACGAACGTCAACGCCAAGGCGCACTTCGTCATGAATGCGTCGATTACCGTCTACGGGGCCTTCCTCGTTGACACGGCGGCGAAGACCAGCGCGGCGGGCACCCTGATGTGCGCCAAACGGTTCGGGACCCCCCGTGCCGTCATCGCCGATGATGAAATCTATGTAACGTACCAGATCACCTGTACCACGAGCTAAGCGCTCGCCACCTGACCCCTGCCCCGAGGGAATGATCTCGGGGTAGGGGAGCACCAAGGAGTTTGTCATGCCAGTAACAGTTATAAAAAGGGGCAAAAAGTATCAGGTCAAGACTCCGAATGCCGTTCATGCCAAAGGCACCACGAAAGAAAAGGCTGAGGCCCAGAGGCGACTCCTGAATGCGATTGATCACGGGTGGACACCTGACCGGACCCCGATGAAGCCTAAAGATTAGGGACCGAATATGTTCAGCTCACATGCCGTAATCAACCTGGAGGGGTGGGAAGGCGCGACCTTCTATCAGGAATTCACCTGGGAAACGGGAGACCCGGCTGAACCCGTGGATCTGACTGACGTAACTGCCAGGATGCAGGTGAGGGCGGATGTTGCGGACGATGATCCTGTCTTCGATCTCACGACCGAAAACGGCGGGATCATCATTCTGTCTCCACCGACCGATGGAAAGTACGCCATATTTCTCACCCCCGCGCAGACTTTGGGAATATGCCCGGACCACGAAAAGCGATCCCTCGTCTACGATCTATTCTTTGACCACGGGATCGACAACGATACGGGCATGCAGCAAAGAGGAAAATTTACGTTCAACCCCGCAGTCACGAGGGCCGATTGATGAGAACAACGATCGTCACGACCATCCAGGTTCCAACCGTTGTAAGGGGAGCGCCGGTGCCGACCGTTGTTACAAACGCCTCGGCTTCGGTAACGGGAGCAGCGGTTGCGACAACCACTCCAGTTCCTACCGTTGTCAAAGGGGCGCCCGTGCCGGTCGTTATTCGGGACCCTGGCACCCCTGGCGCGATAAGGAGCGTATCCCCGCCCGGTGGGTACAAGATAACGAACATCCGGATGGGGTCCGATAAAAAAGTAGTAATAACATATGATTCAACCCCAGTGCCATAAGGAGACGACATGGAACTCTGGAACCGACTTCGATATGTGTTGAGCCCTCAATTTGACCTTTATGAGCAGGTAGCCAAGGTTGTTCGGGGCAATGTCGCCGACGTGGGCTTTGGGACAGGGTTCGGGGCGCACCTGTTGACCACGAACGCGCAGGCCGTGACTGGATATGAATTAGACGAGTGCGGCATAAGGTTCGCACAGAAGGTTTTCCCCATTCCGAAACTTCGCTTCAAATACGGGGATATCTCAAAGGGGATCGACGAAGGCCCATACGATTTCATCGTCATGATCGACATCATTGAGCATATCAAACACGACAAGCAGGCCCTTTTGAACGTCAAGAGGATGATGGCCAAGAACGGTTCTCTGATCCTTTCTACACCTAACCGGCTGAGCAGGTATCGGAAGGCGGATACCCACGTCCGAGAGTACGCCCCGAAAGAATTCGAGGGGATACTCAAGACGGCTTTCGTAAGTGTCAGCCTGCGAACATATACACTGGAACCGCTGGTTTCAGGCTACGAAAACCCTATGGTGGCCGTCTGCCGGAATGACGAATAGACCGTAGGTGCCCGACTCTAAGAGAGGAGGACAAGAAAATGGCTGGATTTCTAAGTGTGAGTTTCGATCCCGCGCAGATCAGCGATGCCCACAGCGCTGCGACGGCAGCTCTTGCAGCGGCAAGTGATGCCCATAGCAACGCGTCGGCAGCGATGGCTGCAGCGGCGAGTGCCGTGAGCGCGATAGCGGCACATTCCTCGTCGTGGGGTGTTGGCGCGTCCAAAGCGGCAGTGGCTTCGGCTGCTGCGGTTCACGCGCATTCCGTGGCCAATGCGGCGGCTTCTCAGGTCGTTATTGCGCAGTCTGCGGCAAGCGATGCTCAGAGTGCGGCAGCGGCGTTGGCTGCCGGAGCGTCGGCAGGACTGGCGGCAAAGGGCCGTCTGTCGAGCGCGGTCTTCACAGATCCCGGTGTCAATTCGAGGGCTGTCAAGAACATCGTTTACACGTCGGCAGGGCTCATCAAACTGCGGTACAGCTCGGTCGCTCAGGCGTAGCAGTATCATCACCCGGAGAGGGGGGCGAAGGCTCCCTTCTCCACCCAAAAAGGGATGGCAAAATGTTCGTAGTTCACTGGAGCAACTGGGGTCCACGGATCAGCGGGATGTACGAATCCTGTAAGAATCAGTGCAAATATGAGACCCGCGCCGGCATTCGATCGGAGCTTGCCATTTCCTACGAAGCCATCCCAACGGCAGAGAGGAACGACAAGGGTTTCCGCCCGATCACCTGGGAAGAGGCGAAAAAAGCCGACGTTTGGGTCCTGCATTCCGCCTTTCCCGATGATGCGGAAATGAAGAAGGAGCAGGTGAAGAAGGTCACGGTGGCAGTTCTGCACGGGCCGACTGAGCATATGGTGTTCAAAGAATGGGAGAAGGTGAGCGACTCGTTCAACCTGCATGTGAACCTTCTCTGGAAGATGGACGCCACGGTCTGCATCAACACCCACGAGTACGACGTCATGAAGCTGTACGACGAGAAAGTGGGGCGCTGCCGGTATATCCCGAACAGCATTGATCTGGAAGACCTGGAAGGGACGGCGCCGTGGCAGTATGAGGACCATCCGGCGATTCTCTCCTGCGATACTCCGAGGGTGGAAAAGCTACCCCTTCATATCATCTGGGCAATGCCATACGTGATGGAGAAGATCCCGGAGGCAAGACTGAACGTATTTTCCCTGCTGCTTGAGCCGATCGGGATGTGGAGAAACGTCTTCGTCCGGAGCCACAAAAGAGCCCTGGAAACAGCCTGCGAGAACATCCAACTGGCAAACAACAACCTGAAGCCGTTCCAGGCGGGGGCCGACATCGGGTTCAACAACAACTATTCCGGCATTGCCAGCCGGGTGACGATGGAGATGATGGCCTTCGGCGTCCCTGTCGTCAGCTACAACGGGGAATACACGAAGTACCATGCAAAGCCGTTTGACCTTCATTCCATCGCAGAACAGATCGAGAGATGCTGGAATGACCTGAAGGCCCCTGGGAGTACGCTGAGGGAAGAAACCATGCAGTATGCCAGGGAGAACTTCGATAGGGGGAAGCATGTTGAAACGTATATTGAGCTTTATAATGAGCTACTTGCCAAGAAGTAGGAGCGCGAACATGGATACGAAACCGATCACGTTTGTAGTCACCACTGCCGTGTCCTTCGGAGACGGTGGAGACTGGCGCAGGAAGGTGAGGGCAGTCAGATCCACGATCAAAGAGGCGATAAAAAAAGACCCGGACTTTAAGGTCCTGAAGGTGGAAAGCAAGGAAGAGTAAGATGCCCGGCTATCTCAGCACGAGCTTTGACCCGAACGAGGCCGCGGCGGCAAGCGACCTTGCTTCAAGTGCGTCTGATGCTGCGTCAAGGGCCATCGGGTATGCTTCCGGAGCGAGTGATGCCGCGTCTGCTGCAGCGCTAAAGGCCGCGGCGGCTTCAAGCAAGATCGCAGCGCACTCTTCCGCATGGAGTGGGGGCACCGTCCCCGATGCTTCCGAAACAGTCAAAGGAAAAATCGAGATCGCGACGCTCAGTGAGGCTTTGCTTGGAATCGATGCGGTCAGGGCACTCACTCCGGCTGGCCTAAAACACGTCCTTGATAACAAAGTCCCCGCCCCGTGGCCTGCGTACCATGTCCATAGCACCTGGCAATATACCGATAAACTGGGCGCGTCTGTAACCTGGAAGGTCGAGCCCAATTCGGTTCTGGTCAACAATGGGGGCTGTTACTCGCTGGTTACGGGGCTGTTTACGGCGCCTGTGAAGGGGCTTTATGACTTTGCAATCACCGTGCAGCTCCTCGGCATTTTGGCCACGCACGTCGGGTTTTATTTGTACCTCATGACAACCCAAAAAAATTACATCCAAGATACCGTTCTTGCAAGTCAACAGCATTGGCGCACGTATGCGCTGCATGAAAACGTGCTGAGCGTGCCGATGGACGCTGGAGATACGGCGTACTGGCTTTGCAAGGTTTCCCCCAGCACTCAAGTTGTTGATGTGTATGGAGAGGCGGTGAATATCTACACAAGGATCATGGGACATCTTGTCTGCAAGGTGGATTAGGAGTGACGGATGGAACTATCTGAAGAAGACCGAGCTGTGCTTGCCCATGTTGTTGTGAACGTGGACGAGTGGGTTGCAAACGCGATTGCGGTGGTGGGCGAGATGGCAGTGACGGAGAAAATTGATGCGTACCGTGCCGAGTACCTGCAGGCTGTTCATCTGCCGGGTTACAAAGCTCGGGCAGACCGCGATGAAGACATAACAGTGCGGTCAGAGGACATCGAGTGAAATGGACAACCCGTTCATAATCCACGAAGAAGATGACAGCGTCGTTACCGTCTGCGAGGCGGACGATGTCACGATCATCACCAGCCCAGGCGGGGCAGGAGCGGGTCGTCAGTACCGAGGCATCATCAACTATGATGGGGGCCACGCGAACACGCACTACGGCGACCTGATACACCTTGATGGCGGAGGAGCAGCCGATGGCAGTCGTTATTCAATTTAGGCGGGACAATGCCGCAGACTGGACAGCCGAGAACCCTATCCTTGCGGAAGGTGAAATCGGGGCTGAGCTTGACAGCGATCTGTTCAAGATAGGCAACGGCATAACTGCCTGGAATGCTCTACCGTATGCCCAGCGTGGCCTGAAGGGTGATAAGGGCGATAAAGGCGACACAGGCGCGATGGGCGCTGTCTCGACCGTCCCAGGGCCGAAAGGCGACAAGGGCGACAAGGGGGACCAAGGCGATATCGGTTTCACCGGGAACGGCGGGGCGCCCGGAACCGACGGATACACGCCGGTCAAGGGGATTGACTACCTCGACGGTGCTCCGGGCCTCCCCGGCGAAGACGGCGCAGACGGAAAGACCGTTCTCAATGGGGTCGGCGCCCCTGCCAGCGATCTCGGGTTGACTGGCGATTTCTACTTGGACACAGCCGTTACCAGGATTTACGGCCCCAAGAATGGCGCGGATTGGGGGGCAGGAGTATCGCTGATTGGCCTAACGGGGACTGACGGGAAAACCGTCCTGAGCGGAAGCGGAGCTCCCGGCGCAGGACTTGGCGTCAATGGCGACTTCTATATCGACACCAGCAATTCCGATATCTACGGCCCGAAGACGGGAGGGGCCTGGGGATCTCCGACGAGTCTGGTCGGTCCCGCGGGCGCGGACTCGACCGTCCCTGGGCCAAAGGGCGACAAGGGCGATACCGGCCCCCCGGGTGCGGATTCGACCGTTCCCGGACCGCAGGGTGAAGTCGGTCCGGCTGGGGCGGACTCAACCGTTCCCGGACCACAAGGGGACAAGGGCGACAAAGGCGATACGGGCAGCGTCGCCGGCAGTTTCGGGGTTTCGATAGACGGAGCGGGACAGGTGATTACCGTCGGGGTTAAGCAATACCTGATCATGCCTTTCGCCTGCACGATTACCGGATGGCATCTTGTCGGCAGTCCGCAAGGAACCGTCGTCCTGGACGTTTGGAAAAAGGCCGGCGCTGTTCCCACGGTAGCCGACTCCATTACTGGAACGGAAAAGCCGTCTCTTTCTGTGGCGGAGATGAATAGCGACACCACTCTGTCTACGTGGACAACGAGTGTCGTGGCTGGTGACGTTATCGCTTTCAATGTCGATTCGTGCGCGGGTTGCCAGAAACTCACCCTGACGATAGCGGCGACAAAATAGGAAGGTTATCATTATGTCCGTCTGGAAATCATACCACTTCAAGACGCCGTCATTAAACGGAAGTGTCGCACACCAGTTCTACGAATATCTCAAGACGTTTCTTGCGGCCCAAGGCTGGGAGCTCCATGATTCGTATGGGGCGCAAAGGTGCAAATACACGTTCACAGGCGGAAATATATTCTCGACAAACGAGACAATAACATTAGACGGCATTGTGTACACAATGAAAGCGACCCTTACGGGAGCCGACATGGAGGTACTGATTGGCGCCAATCTTGCCGCCTCTTTAGCAAATTTTGCATTGGCCATTAATCGTACAGATCCCGTCACTAACAATGGGGTCAAGTACAAATGTGCGGCTGCTCACCCAACTTTTGAATGCACATCCTACACCAGCACCACTGTTGTAGTCGAATGGAGAGCCGGAACAGGGAGTTGTGCGGGAAATGTCGCGAACAATAACGACACAAACTCTTGGTCTGCATGGAGTGGAATCCAAGTATGGGGGACAGAGGCCAATACTGTCTGGAAATCGAGGGGGGAATCCGGACTTGAACCATACGGGTATGTTCATCTAAGAGTGGAGCCAACCGTCCTGCGTTATGACGCATATCAGTATTGGGATGCAACGGCGCACACCGGGACGAGAAAACAATATGACCCCTCTTCTTTTTGGTATCTCAACCAGTTCAACGCCACGTATGAATGCCATATCGCTGGCGATAAAGACATGATCTACATAAACTGTCGGACTGTAAATGCCTCTACTGTCGAGATGTTTTGTGCGGCCTGGGGGCACTTTCCAAAGAGATTTTTCCCGGATCTTATCCAGACGACTGATGCCATCGTTGCGGGTAACAACGTAAGCATCCCTGTGACGGACTCCTCGAAAGTCCCTTCAACTGGTGGGTTCTTCCAAATCCTGGGTGTTGCCGGAGAAGGATGCGACAAGTTGAAGGTTGCTTCGCTTCCAGACGCTACGCATATTATCGTTGAAACCCTCCCTCGAAATTATGCTTCCGGGGCTACGATTGGTCTCCCAGCGTCTACGTTCTTCTCGTGTCATGGCTATACGAATAATGGCTATCAAACTCCTTTCCCCACTTCACATTTCGCAGATGCCGGACTGACTGTCGGTACTGGACGCAATGCCTTCGCCGTCATCGACATGAGAAGCACCAATGCGTTTTACGGGAAGCAGGTCATGACACCTTTCTACTTCCTCTCGAATGGACAGCCAGCTATCGGGTGGATTGACAAGGGCATTTTCTACAACTCCTGCCCTACGCACCATGATGTCTCAGTTGCGAATGACGACGGGTCAATCGTAATAGCCAATGTCTTGGCAACAGCCGCGACGAATCTTAGCATAACAGACAATACGAAAAGTTGGATCACGGATCAGTTCAAGGACAAATACGTGGTCCTGGTCGGAGGGACCGGAATAGGCCAGGTCAGAAGAATCTCCGGGAACGACGGAACAACGATCACCATTGACTATGCTTGGTACACTAACCCGGACACGACCACGACGTTCCGTGTGTATGACAGGGTTTACCGATATCTCACGACATTCCCATTCGCCGCTAACGGAATGTTGATAACCCACACGAACGTCCCGACATAGCGAGGAAGATATGGCTTTCGCCGTTGTTCAGCATACAACACTCCCGGAAACAAGCTGGGAAGGACTATTTGGGCTTTTTAGTGATTATTCAACGCTCGTCATTCGTGACTGGGCATGGGATCTTATCAACTATTATCCTGCCGAACCACTGGATCTGTTTGACAAGGGCGGGGAAGTGGGCGGTGCTCCCGGTGGCGCGGCGGCGTGGGTGGCTTAATATTTAAGGAAATATGATGGGTCTATTCAACCACATAAACCTCGGCGATCTCCAAAGCTACGTTTACCTCGAAGGGGTGATCAAAGCCGTCTATCTTGAAACCGCCGGGGTTGTCGCGGCGAAGTGGGATACGGCGGACGTGGAGTACGAGAACAAGAAGATCTTCTACAACGCGCCTGTCCGTTATCACTGCCAGAAGACCGGCATTGATCGTGCCAATGGGGCAATCGTCGATGGGGCCAAGGGGTTCGGCGTGGGCGACAAGGTGATCCTAATGGCGAAGATCGGGACGACTCCGGGCAAAGGCGAGGAGTACGAGAAGGTGTACGTCATCGCTCACCGCGACGGCGCTCTCCCGTGCGCCTACAACTACCTCTTCATCCGGATTGGGGTTGCCGCCCTGGTGCCTCTGGCTCCACCATTCGGCAGATGGCTTGAGGGGGGGCTGTACCAAATCAATGAAGTGAATGATCATCCGTGTGAATACTGCACCGTCTGGGACACGGCGAAGGGAACCGCGGCCACCGTCTATAATCCTATATCAGGTGTGCCCTACGTCTTCCCTGTGTCCATAGAAGACTTCAAACCGGCCCTCGATTACTACAAATTCGCGGACGAAGAACTCTTCACGCTTGGCTCGCAGGGCGATGACCAGAGCCAGGAGGCGGGGTTTACGCCGGACTGGCTCTCTGATTTCCAGGGCAACAAGATCCGGGACGGAGCGCAGCCGAGCGCGTGGTGGACCTCTTATGACATCTATGCGAACCCCATCTTCAACTTGCTGGCGAATACATCGCTGGCCCTTTTCACCGACAGCGCCGGTGCGAGCGATGGAACCTTTGCGAAGACGATGGAGAAGTTCAACGCCGGGAAGGAAAACATCCTGAAGTGGAAGGCCGCAAGCCCCCTGGCCTTCAACGACGACACCCGCAGCTTTGACGTGAAGGGATCCGGCGAGACACAAGAAATGCCTCCCAAGACCCAGGCCCGGCTGCAAGAACTCCAAACGAAGATCGGCCAGATGAATGATCTGATCGGGACTCTTGACTCTACTAAGATTTCCAGGTGGGAAGAGCTGTCTGTGATGATCCCCCTGACATACCCCGCCCTTCAGGCCGAATTCGTCGCGCTTTCAGCAGGCCAGGTAATCGTCAAATACCGGGCCTATAAGAGCATACGTGATGCCGCGCAGACGGAGGTGGACACCATCCTCGGGACGAGTGCCTTTACCCCTTGGGAGATCGCTAACGACAAGGACGGGAACCCACTGAAGGGAAGTTCCTATCACATGCAGAACGCCTACGGAGAAGATGAAATATGGGTGTGCGCGAAGAACGTCTATGGCGGGCTCGTTGTAGACGCCTGCGATGCGATGTGGAAATTCGTGCGGCTTACCAATCTTCCTCCGGTTATTCCCATTGGGAATACAGCGGCAGAACGCCTGGCCGGGACCTCCTGGTTTGGAGTAGGGGGGCAAGCCCTGGTGGGGGCGCTATCCATGAGCGACATATCCCTTATGGTTGCCTCTGACATCACACAAGCGGGCGACAACAACATCTTCAGTTACGGCACCTTGAAACGGATCAACGACGGCGGCTTTCACCGGACAACCCACCCGGCGCTGAAGACGGCGGGCATTGGATCGTTTCGGTTATTGCAAAATCCAATTCCCCTCTCTCCCACGGAGCCGACATTCATTACGGCGATGAACTCCCGCTTAGAGCACATCGACGTTTGGCACAGGTACGACAACTGGATGAACAGCTTCCAATACTCGTGCGCAACATGGGGCGTGGACAGGACCTGGTGGTTCAAGAGCAACGCCGAGCAGTGGAGGATTAGAGCCACCTTCATTGACACGCCGATCGGCAGCATGTGGCATGCGGCTCCGGGATGGGAAGCAGCGATTTGGTACATGAGCGGGCTCAGTTTCAGCCCAGGCAATATAACGGCAAGAAGAGACCTCCCCGTAAACACTCACTTTACCAGGCAGACAAAGCACACCCGGCGCGTCATCAGCCAGATTTACATCGTGCAGAGGCAGGCCGTGACTATGTTTGAGAACCCTGCATTGACCTCTGTGAGGCAGGAAGCAAACAAGGGGATCTATGACCACCTTGACCCGGCATCGATCAAATACGTGGGCGGAGTCGATTATGACGCCATGGCGCCGGAACAGAAAAAGGCCGCGGTCTCGGATCGTGTCTATCTCCGGTCTCAGTATCCAGGAGAGGTCGGATACAATCCGCCTTCCGCCCTCCGGTCGAACCGAAACGAAGTGGAGATCATGGCGGCCTGTGACTTGTATTCGACCCTGAAGACGAACTTTGGGCAGTGTAACCCGAGCAAACAGACCCGGAATGGTCTCCTTGAATACGAGATCCAGAAGCTCATCGCTCGTCATTATACCGGTCTTGGTCTCGGCCTGAAGGACTTCTCAGTGTTCAACCTTGAAGCGAGGATCGTGTAATGCTGTTATTTGCAGATGGGTTTGAAACATTCAGCCCTTACGACCTCTGGCGAAAATGGGGATATTGCTCCTGGTACGGGCCTGGGACATCGTCAGGTATAATCCGGGCGGCAATCGTACACGGGGACGACACGACATTTTCTCCGGCCAAGCCATACGCAAGGAGAGCGGGTGGCAGGGCGATACAGGGGACGAAGTATTCACTTTTGACCCCTATAAAGCCGTCCAGGACGGTCTTTACGGGTTTCGCGTTCCGCAGGGCCTCACTTTCGGGACCTGTCACAATCACGCTAACCTTTGTGAAGGGGTGCCCTTACGACAAGGTGCCCGCTTTTGCCAACCAGAACGAAATCGGAGATTTTACCACTCCGGGTACGATTGTCGCCACCTGCACCCTCGCCATTTCTGCATCGTATATTGATGTTACATGGTCTTTCGTGGGGACCAACACGACGATAAAGACGGGCCGCATCAATACAAGCGCAAACCTTCTGAACGGCGATTGGCGTTATATCCAGGCCGGGATGACGCTCACGGGGAATGTTGTCGCGCAGCCGCAGGCATGGGCGGAGGTCCGACTGGGAAGCCGGGGCGACAACCTTGTGTTCAGCAACATTATGACGGCGGATGAATCGGGGTCGAATTCGTCATTTCTTATGAATGCTGTGAAGATCGTACCAGGAGTGCCGAGCTATTATTCCATATACACCGGAGCCGTGATTGGTCTGGATGATGTCTATATCTGCAATGACGAGGGTGAGTTTAACAACACCTTCTTGGGGAACGTCAGTGTCCGGCGTGCATCGGTTTCTGGCGACGGAACAGAAAACAACAGCGTTCCTTACGGAGATACTTATAGATTCCGAACGGTAGACGAGGACTACATTGATACCGTCAACAGTCTCCCTGTTCCGATTCCCAGCCATGAAACGACCCCGCTCTTCATACCGTGGGAAACATTTGCCAATGACTACCTCGAATTGGAAGAGAGCGGAGATCGGCAGTTGATGCGCTTCACTTCTCTTGGCGCCCAAGGATCTACCTCCAAGGTCTACGGGGCCATCCTTCATACGCTATTGAAACCTCGATATCGGGACACCCCGAACACCCTCAAGGCTGTAAGGAGATTCGGGACTGAAGAACTGGTCGAAAGTAAGCCGATGGACGCGCCTCTGATTATGAAGACGGAATTTGAAAGCCGTCACTTCATTTGGGAAAACGAAGAGACGGTAGATCCCGGATCACCGTACCTTCGGTGGGCTCCGACTGCGGTTGATGCCTCCGAGTGGGGTCTTGAATTGACACCGGTAGCAATAGCGCCCGAGACATACGACCCAGCCATCGCTCGTGTGAATTTGATCATTTACGATACGGTTGCCGAAGAAATTGATCTTTCGGAATTGATGCACAGGTATTTTGAGGAGTTTGTTGATGAGACTTTTGCTGCCGGTGATGACACCGGCTACGAGTTTGTATGGGCAATCTACGACTCCCTCGTGCTTGAGTCATTTACTGAGGGGAACCGTGGTGGAAATCGTTTCCTGAATGAGACCATTGAATTTGAGGACGTGATCCCCTGGACATATCTCTTCGCCGGGGAGTTCATCGGGTTCGATGAGACCGTGTCTGTACAGTTCCTCGACACGATTGACGAGGCCATTGACGTCTATGACTGGGCGGACGGGTTCTGGGAAGAAGTCTTTACGGATGCCATTGAGGTAACAGACGAGACGGCCATTTCTATTATTGAAACCCTGGAAGAGATGTTCGGCCTTGAAGAACCTTATCTCTGGGACGGCCATGAACTGATTGAGGAGGAACTCTCCATCGACGCAGACGAGCCGTGGGATAATCACGAGCTACTGGAAGAATATCTTGGCTCTGCCGATGAAGCCATGAACGGCATTGGCCTTGACATCGCAGATGGATTTGGCCTGGAAGAGACTGGCTATGGGTTCTGGGTGGAATTGTTTATGGACGGCCCCACGATCGCAGACAGCATTCTTACCCAGCATTGGCGGTACGAAACCATGTTCGGGATGGTTGTGAATAGCTGGCAGGAAGCACCGATTGAGCAGGCTGGAACTGACGGGAACCACACCGGCGATAACCCCTGGGGAGCTTAGTTATGTTGAAATACTGTGAGTCGTTTGACCACATAACGGCAGCATCTTTGGTGGCCCTTGGCTGGGGGGGTGACACCAATAGGCAGATTCTTGGCGGGGTAGGACGGGGAGGGAGTAGCCTTCTGGATCTCAATGTTACCCTCACTTATAATGTCGGTCCATCATATTTTACTCTTCCAAGATTGTGCAGTCGGATTGTTGTTGGTTTCGCCTTTACACGGAAGGCAGACTACTTCGGGAATCCCAACTTTTATATTCAATTTTGTTATGGGGATTATGAGAATTTCCGCGTTCAGGTAGCGTTATCAGCCAGCGGATTGACTTTCAATTTCTGGACGGGCAGTGGGACCGGATACCCGGCGATCCCGAGTTCAGCTTATGTGTCGGTCCCTTTCGTGCAGACAAACGCATTCACCTTTGTAGAGATCCTGGTCGATGTCGCGGATTTCATGAATGGACGAGTAAAGTGCGGTGTCAACGGGAAGGTGGTCCATGATGTAACAGGGATCGCGACCGCAGCATATACCGGTTTCGGAAGCAACCCTTTCGACCCACGGGCAAAAATAAACAGGGTCCAATTTAACCATACGATGAGGCTGGACTCCCTTTATATCTGCGACGACGAGGGTGGCTACCACAATGATTTTCTGGGGGACTTCCTTGTTAAAACGATATACCCCCTGGGCGATGGCGACCGGGTAGACTGGGAACCCTACATCAATGGTCTTCCTGCTCCCGATAATACAGTACGGACGGGACTGATTGACGACCCGGTGTTCGACCCGGCGATTGAGGCGGAATTTATCCTGTGCGCTCAAGACCTGGCTCAAGAAACAATGTGGTTTCCCGGGGTAGCGGAATTGTCTGCGGAAGCCACGATAGTCGCAATCAATCACCGGACCGCAGTGCGAAGCGTCGCTTCTCCGGGGAATCCCCCGCCTAATACCTTGATACCGCTATATAAGTCATCGGGGAATGAGATCGTTGTCACAAACTCTCTGGCAAAGAGGCTCACCGGGTGGACATACCAATTTCTTGATGTCTATTACAACTTGGTCCCCGTTCTTACCGTGGACTGGACCAAGTTGCTGCTGGAAGGGTCTCAGTTCGGCTTCATGCTGAGAGAGCCTGTCTGGACCGGCGTGATTTTGGAAGAGGCCGGTTTCGCGGATGAGGTCGTGGACACATAATGGCAAACGCATACTTGGAAATTGAAGAATACCTCTGGTTCACCGAATATCAGCAGGGCAACGTGAATGTCGCTGGTTTGATTTTCGATGACCTGGTTGAGGAGTCTTTCGACCTGGGCCACGAGGCGTATGTCGTCTGGAACGACCAGATCGAGGAGACTCTCGGTATGGCCGAAGCCTTCACGCCTTATCACCAAGCGTTTGCTGCTGATAACATTGCCTTCTTTGACCTTCTCGGCGGATCTCAAACTCGGGTAAAACAATCGGTTCTGAATATCGTTTACACGAAGCCTGTCGCGCCGATCAGTGTCGCTCACATGCATTTGGATGTTGTCATGAGCGGCAGCGACTCGTTCCAGGAAGAGGTCTCCAGCGAGCTTCAGATTCACTCCACTTACGCGAACGCAGTCCCGTATTACTGGGAGCAGCTCTTTGAGTCCTTCAACATCGAGATGGCGGAACCGCAGCCATACCTGCCGGTTTATCTGCGACTTTATCTTTCAGTTTCCGACCTTGTGAACATGCGACATGATGTTGCCCAGGAATACCTTTTCACTTCTACCTGCCGCGAGGAGATCTTTGTGTGGGACGGTATTCTACAAGGATGGGACCACCTGATTGCCGACTCCCTGGTCAATACCGATACCATCGAAGAAATCATCGGGAAGATTGCCGATGACTATCTCTTCCTTGAAGACACGCCGGCGCCTTGGATCATAGTCCTGCATGTCATTGCCGAAAAGATGTTCGTCTTTGATTCAGCGGGGCATGAGCGATTTTTCCTGCTTACGGCTACAGACACTTTCGATTTCAACGATGCCGTTTCGGAGTTCCTGGGGCACCTTATCCATGAGTTCTTGATACTCCAAGAGGCACAGGCGAGCGGGGTCTCCCGGTATTGCTCCTCCGAGGACTCTTTCAATGCAGGCGATATTTCAGAATCCGAGCGCTATTACCTTTGTCTCGCAGACGACACGGTGGAGCTGGTGGACGGTGCGGTAACATTCCTGTCACTCAACAATACGGCTCTTGAGACATTCAACGCCAGCGCTACGGCGGTCCCGGTGGGGACTTTCATAGGGCTCGCCAGCGAGTCCCTGACCTTCAGGGATATCGACTCGTACATCCAGGGGATCATCATCCAGGAAGGGCTCGACCTTGGTGATGTGGAGCTGACGCGATGGGCGTTCAACGTACTGGTCGAAAGCGGCTGCGATATCGCAGACATCATAGGATAGGTGACGCATGTTAGTAATCAACGAAACCCTGATCTCTTTCTTGACTCCCGCAGACGAGGCGATTCTGAAGAGCATTCTTCATTCCATGATCCCCGATGTTCTGTCCCTGGAGGATCTGAGCGCGGTCAGCGGCGATGTGTGGGAGGCGTGGGCGTTCAACGGGCAGACCTTCGAGCCGTCCGTTTACAGCGGTTTTGCGTTCAATTCCTATGCCGTTGAGGACGGGGTGACTTATGCGGCACGGGAAGAGGGGATCTACGTCCTGGATGGGACAACGGACGCCGGGGCGGCGATTCACAGCGGCGTCATTCTTTCCCCGTCCATGTTCGGGACGAATAACCGGAAACGCTTCCGGGCGGGATTCTTCGATGTCGAGGGGGCAGCGCCGGTGGTCCGGGGCGAGGTCGGCGGAGTAGGGGCCAGCATCCCTATTCTGCATTCCAAGGTGATATTTCCACGGACATTGGTAGGGAATAAATGGACTTTCCTGGTGGCCGATTTTGACGAGCTGGGGCAGGTGGAACTCTTCCCAGTCGTATTGACGAGGTAAGAATATGGGAACCGCGACGGAAAACAGCCTTTGGTACAAGGGAAAGGGCGAGGTCTTCCGGGAATTCAAAAAGAACACTGCGGCGATCCTGTCCGCCGTCGCCTCCCGGAATTTCTCATCACTGCCGGGTTTTGCAATCGAGGCTTTCACGGATGTCGAGATCGACAGCAAGATTAAGCTGACGGAGTACAACCAGAAGATCATGAGCGATGCGATCGACCGCGAGCTGAAGGCCCTTGGTCTGGAGAATGACATCGCCCTGAAACAGGCTACGATTGCGTGGGAACTCGAAAAGATGCAGCTCTTTGCGGATCTGCAAACGGAATTTGCCGACAAGGAGTTGATCCGGTCGCTCCGGGGAGAAGAAATCGACGGACTGATGATCGATCAGGAGTTCCGGGAAATAGCCGTGCTCGTGTCCAAGGTCGCTATCGAGCTTCAGATTGAAGACATAAAACGGCAGAAGGAAGAGGTCGAGCTTCTTCCTCTCCCGCTGGAAGAGCAGTTGGCGACGGCAAAACTGGCGGCGGCTCGTCGGAAACTTGATGTGATCCCCTACATCCTGGCAGCCCTGGCAGCGCAAAGTGCCGCACTCGACACAGAAGAATCGATCATCATGCCCGCTCGGGAAGAGAAGGCGAATTATGACAAGCAGGTCTCGGATCTGACGACTGCCGAGATCCTTCCCCTGATGGAGGCCAAGGCCACGGCCACGGCGGCCCTCACCGTGGAACAGACCGAACTGCTGGACCCCACGATCGAGAAAGCGGAAAAGACCCTGGCTCTGACCGGGAAGCGGGCCGAGTTGCTGCCACCGATGGCTGACAAGGCCGCAGCGATGACCGCGTTGACAACCAAACAGCGCGAACTCCTCGATCCAATGAGCCAGAAGGTCGCCGCGACGGAAACCCTGACTGCGAAGGAGTATGAACTGCTCGACCCAATGACCAGAAAGGCCAACAAAACTTCCGAACTTACGGCGAAACAGACTGAATTGCTGGAGCCCATGACCCGCAGAGCAGACAAGACCATGCTGCTGACAAACAAGCAGACCGAACTCCTGGACCCCATGACCCGCAAGTCCGCCGCGATCGAAACCCTGACTGGGGAACTAAGCACCCTCTTCAACCCCCTGCTTCTCAAGGCGCAGGCCAACATCGAACTTGCCGCGGAGATGACGGCACAACTCGAAAATCACCGACTCCTTGCTGTCGAGAAGGTGAAACTGGCTGAGGAGAAGGTGATCAGGCTTAACGAAGAACTCGCGCTCATGGGCAAGGAATTAACCCTGGAAGGGCAGAAAATCATCATCGAGAGAGATCGAGCAGTTCTGGAGCTTAGAAGAGCAGAGGCGAGACTGGCTGTTGTCGATGCTCTCCGTCCCCAGCTCGGAGAGATCCAGACGGCGATGACTGCCGAGTCGGCAGCGGAAATTGTCTATATCACCACGCAGGGGTCAAATGAGGTGGCTCTCAAAAAGTCACAGCTTGAGGTTGTTGAGGCAGCCCGGTATGCCGCTCAGGCGAGCGAATTGGCCAGCCAGACATCCGCAGTAAGAAGGATGGCTGCTGCCGACAGGGAACATAGCATTGCGATGGCGAATGCGACGGCAAGCGCGGAAATAACCGAGAAGCTGATCCACTTGCTTGCGTAAAGGAGAATCGAGATGACGGTACAGGCTGTGCTGGATAGAGGTTTGGTTCGGGGTCGGTCGATATGGCCTGCCTTTCAATATCAAGTCCCTGGGTTACTGGCCATGCATATTTCAGACCGGGCTGTTGTCTTTGGGGTCTATTCCGGGGCGTACCTTCACGGGTACAACTACCTAAAAGAGATCACCTACGAGACCCTCGCACAAATGGTTCTTGCTTACGACCAGGCCATGGCGGAATTGACTGCCGACGAGCGGCGCTCGGTTATCGATATCACAGCGAAACGATACATCGAAGATCAGAGCCTTGCCGCGAAGGATGCGGCGTTGGCCAATCAGGAACGAAAGGTTGCGCAGAAAGTATCTGAAGTCGATGCGAAGATTGAGGCCCTGGAGTCTGACCGGCAGGCGCTCGCAACCAAGATCACGGAACTTGAAGTGGCCCAGAGCAAGGCCAACACCCTTATCAAGGAGTTGGAGGCAAAGATAGAGGAGCAGACGCTGGACAGTGCCCATGTCGAAGCCGAGATCACCCGACAGCAGTTGATCACGCAGAAGGCCGAACTCGATGTCATCGAGACCGGCATCCGGGCGCTGGAGATCCAGGCGCAGATTGCAGATGCCGCCTACAGACTGGCCGCTGTTGGCGTCCGGAAAACAGAACTGGAAGCCGATATTGGCCGGATTACCCTGGACATCGCGGAGGTAGAGGCCCGGAAGGCTACACTCCAGTCAGACATTGGACGCATTGAATTCGATACCGCAGAAGTGGACGTTCAGTTGGCGGGGTTGGATTCAGACATTGACCGCCTTGAGCTGGAAACGGCGGAAGTTGATATCAAAAAGGCGGGTTTGAATTCGGATATCAGCCGGCTGGGCTTGGACACCGCGGAAGTCGATGTCAAAAAGATCCTGCTTGAATCTGACATCGTTCGTACCGACTTCGATATCAGCGAGGTTGAAGTCAAGAAGACCATGCTGGAATCCGATATTGGCCGCCTCGATTTCGACTGCCAGGAGGTCGATGTCCGCAAGACTGGCTTGGAGGCAGACATCGGTAGGATTGCCCTGGACACTGCGGAGGTCCCTATCAGGGTGGCACAGACAGAGGCGGACACCGCCCGGCTGAAGGCCCAAAAAGAAGCCGAGTCCCTTGTCGAGTCGGAGCTTGCGGTCGCCCAGGCCGAGACCACCGCCTATGCCCAGGAAACAGAACTCCTGAAAGAGAAAGGCCCCCTTATCGATCAGCGGATTGAAGCCGCCGAAGTCGAGATTACCGATACGATCCCGAAACTCGCACAGGCCATCGAGGGTGAGAAGAACGCCGATCTCGCAAGCCAGGAGATGAGGAATCAGCACGCTGTTGCCGAGTACGAAAACCGTCACCTGAGTTACGACGAAAAGGCGAAAACGTCGGACGCCATCACGGCCCTGGAAACGGCCAACCATATCATTGAAGCGAACATGATCGAGAAGAATGCAGACAACAGAGCGGCTTACGACGAGGCTCGTGTATGGGCAAATGCGGAGAAGATCGCCGGAGCGGAAAAGGCGGCAGAGATCATGAGAAAGGCGAATATCGTGAATACCCTGACGCACCAGATAGGGGCAGCCAAGTAATGGATTTAACGGAAGTTCAAGAGCGAATACAGGAACTCGCGAAGCGGAGCACCCGTGAGCGCACACTTGCAGGGAACCAGGTCGGCTCCGCGGTGGGGTCTCCCGGCCAGGGGATGCAGAGACGCCTCCATGATATGTTTGCTGCGGTCTTGCCCGAGTATGATTTCAGCCGGTTGTTGGTCATGGATGTTGGGGACCGAACCCGAACCGGCCCGGATACCGGGTACGACGTGAAGCTCTCCCTCCCGGTCGCGTCCGACATCTGGTATCTGGCCATCGGTGCATCGATCCTCCCGTTCCGAGGGGAGAACTATCAGGGAAACGCGGAGAAGATCCTCGGCTTCCTTGCAAAGTATCTGACCCGGCTCGACAACATCAAACCATTAAAGAGCCTCCAGAGCTACGAAGACATCCATGCCTATTTCAACGCGCATGAGATGCGAACCGGCTTTGATGCGGATCATGCTCCCCCGGTCATCCGGGAGATGCGGTTTGAGACGTGGATGCTCAACCGCAATACCGAGTTCCCGTCTAAGGGTCCGAAAGCATCGGTCGAGGAAGGCGTCAAAAGTAAATCGGAAGCAAGCCTGGGACAGCTTTATAGCGGGCTCTTGTCGTTTCCCGTGGGGCCGCTGGGTGTCATGGAGGTCCTGTCCGTCTTCTCCGAAAGCATGGACGACATGCTGACGAACGAGGTCCCTTTCACCCCGGACGGAACAGTAAGGATTGAAAACCCGGAAGGGTGGAAATGCGTAACGGACCAGCCTCTCGATGGGCTCATGTCCCCCATGACGGACGTAAAGGGAGATTGTCCGGGGGTGCATCTCGTCAACAAGGGCTATCTCATAGAGAGCCGTGATGCCGAATACCCCGCGGAGCCGTTTGCGGGGTACGACAAGATACTCCCGTTCCATTCGTTTCGATACTACCTGCGCCGGGACGCAAAGTGGCCGCTGCCGGGCGAGTTCATTGGACTGCTGGCAAAGCCGTGGCCAGCCCATGTGTGGTGGTTCCAGAAAACATCCCCCCTCCTCTACTCGGGCAACTGGTTCGAGACCAACCACTATACATCCGGGGTCGTCACGGAGATCCTACAACCCCCCGAAGGTTCGTTCGGGCTGGCTTATAGGTGCGTTGTAAGAGGGGTGGAGGTCTGCGTCTCAGCCTCTGATTTTTACGAGTACCGCGTGGGGGACCGCGTGTCGATCTTGCGGATCAACGATCTTGACCGATTCCTGGATCAGACGAAGGGGAACTTCAAGTGGAAAGAGATGGAGGACCTGATCGCCCGCGAGAAGATGGAGAAGGAGACCCCATCCAATCAGGCATACGTGGTCAATCCGAAAATGCTGATTTTACCAATGTCGTTTTATAAACCGTAACCGATAGGAGGCGCGACCATGAACTTCGATGACATTTTAGGAAAACTGATGCCGCTGTTCGAGCAGAAGATGGCCTTCAACATGGAGATGAGCAAACGGGCCATGTCGCTCGAAGAAAAGAATGAGGCGAATAAGACGGATCTTGAGTACCGGAAACTCGAAGCTCAGATCACGGGAGACAAGGACAAACTGAAATGGGAGAAGGAAAAGCTGACGACCGCGATCAAGGGCGATTATGATCTTCAGACGCTCAAAAATAGCGGGATGCTTGATCAGAAGCGCCTTGAAGGGCTCGACGCGAAAGACAAACAGAAGATCATGGAGGAAGGCGCAAACAGCAGGGCGAAGCTCAGCGCCGACACCGAGACGAACAAGACGAAACTCAATGCCGAGACCGAGACGACCAAGGCATACTTGACGACCCTGGGCACGATCCTCGGGCACGCACAGGAGGTCAGCCAAACGGGCGTTGACGGGGTTACGAAAACGAGCAAGCCGACAACAGAGGTCGGGAACGCGGCAAGGTCGCTCATGGAGCAAACCGGGCTCGCGAGGCCAGCCGCAACGCCCCAGAGCAGGAATGTGGCCGGCGAAGCGGAATTCGCTGTCGGGGTTCTCAGAGAACACGAAAAGGCTGGGACCCCTGACGCAGCACGGAACTATTTGAATGCCCTTCCCGCTGACACCAGACAGGCGGCACTGGCGCTCCTGAACCCAGGGGCCGCAGCTACTCCGGCGGCGGGAGTAGCGCCCGTCACTCCGGCCCCCGGCGTAAGACCGCTCGTCTCGCAGGTTCAGCCCGCCGCCCAGGCTCCACCAGTAAGGCCAGAAATGGAAGTCGTGGACCGGCATAACCGTGACAACCCCCTGGGTGGACCGAATCCATTCCCTGGTTCTCCGATCGTGGGGGCTACGGTCGCCGAGCGAGGACCCCTGACATCAAACCTGATGTCCCCGAGTGCGATGGGGCAAAGAGCATTGGGGGTTTTCAATACCCCAGCGCAGGTAGCGCAGGCGAATGATCCGGCAAGGGCCGTCGCGATCCAGAAGCAAGCCGATGCCGACGAGGAGGCACGGAAACGTCGCGTCGCAGTCCGGCAAGCAAGGGGGCTTACTTCCATAGGGTTTTAACGCCAATTAACATCGGCAAGAGGTAGTGTAAATGGAGCTGAATCCGTCCGCAAGAAGTCCACTGTCGCTGTCCCAGTCCTTCTACGATGACATCACGAAGGATATTCCTTCTCCTGTCTCGAAGGATTTCTATGACGCTGTCTCAAAACCGGCAGAGGTAAAGCAGGCACCAGCGGCCCCGGCCCGCTACGAGCTGGCGTCACCGGGGGAGATCGCCGAGACTGTCGGCGCGGTCGGCGAGGCGGTGATCAGAACCCCCTTGCAGATTGCCGGGGCAACCGCGAGCGCGATCCGGGGCGGATCACGAGAGGCTGTGGCCGACAAAGACTCTTTCCTGACGAGGATCATCGACAGGGCCAACAAGGACGCCGAGGATTTCCAGAAGAAATACGCCGATAACAAGGTGGTCATCGCACCGCTCACGAAACTCGGCCTTCCTGACGACATCACCACGGGGACGATCACGAGATTTCCCCAGCAGGCGGCATTTTCGGTGGTAAGCGCAGGCGCCGGCCTCGGTGCGGGCGTAGCAGCAGCAACTGCAGCGGCGCCTACCAGCCCCGTGGGCTCGTTTGTCGCGGGTCGGGCGGCAGGCATGGCGGCATCGGGTGGAGCTGCGTACCGGATGCAGAAGGATAACTCAACGAAAGACCTTTACGATAAACTCAATGAAACCAGCATGAAAACGGCTGGTCGGGTTCTGACCCCGGAAGAATGGAAGACAGCCTATGACAAAAATGAGGGATCCCTGATCGAGCAGGGCATCTCTGAAGCAATCCCGGAAGCCATCGGGAACCTGATCGGATTCGAGCTGTTTTTCGGAGCGGCCAAGAATGCCTTCGGCAAGCAGCTCGCGAAGACGACTATCGGGAAGGCCCTCGACAAATACGGTGCGGGGGCTGCCGGAAAGATGTTGGCAGAACAGGCGACCGAGCAGACCACGGAGACCTGGACCCAGCAGTGGCAGCACAACATCGACGTGGAGATGGGCCTGAATCCCGGCGCGACAAAGCGCTCATGGACCAGCTTCGACGACCTGAGACAGTCCAATAAGGAAGTTTTCGCCGACATCCTCCTGCTCACTACGGTCATGGGCGGCGCGGCGCTCACGGGCGAGCACGTCAAGGAAAAGATGGACACGAAGGCATCGGCCCAGCTTGTTAAGGACGTTGTCGCCGAGAACAGATTCGACTCGATCCCCAATGAATTCCTCCCGGCCATGTACGAGCACGCCCAGGAATTGTCGGATAAAAGACCAACGGATAAGTCCCTGGCCACGGCAAGAGACGCCTTCGCGACCGAGATGGAAAAGCGCGGCATAGACTTCGATATGACAAGTAAGTTCAAGGAATACTTTAAGCTTGACGCCGTGGTGAAATCGGAGGAGGCCACCGGCGAGGACGTCGCAAGATGGGCCTCTCTGCGGGACGAATTCAAGGAAAAAAACATCAGCCCGGATCTCTACCAGCAGTATTTGGCCTACCAGTCGGACATCAATAAAGCCTACGGACTGACGAAACTCATCTCGACCGGCAAGGCGAGAGAACCCCAGCGGAAAGAGTTCAACCGGCTGACAGATGCAATAGCCGCCAAGGCCACTACGTTCGGGTTTCCAGAAGAAGTTCTCGATACTGCCGGTGTCGGGAAGGGTGGTGTGGTCAGTAAGCCCATGGGGCCAGCCAAGGGCGCTGCGAGGGACATTCTCCTGGAAGGTGAGCCGAAAGCCAAGCGGAAGAACCTGACGGCGACGGATATCTTGATGGAGGGAGATGTCAACATCCAGACCGAAGAGGATATCACCCCCGAGACGCTGGCTGAAATCGACAAAAAATTGAAGATCGCGGGCACGGGCGGCGCGAGAGGACCGCTGAATGTGACCGGGGAAACTCCGGGAAAGATCCTGGACATCACGAAAGAGGTCAAGACCCAGGATAAAAAGACGTTCGATCTCTGGGACACCCAGGAAACCGGGACCCCGCCTTTCGTTCGGACGAAGGTGGCGAGCCTATTCGCGGAAGGCGGCACTGCGGCGGTCCTTGATGAATACCGGGGCGAAGATACTGTCAGCGCTTACGCCCGGTATCGGCTCGGGATGTTGGAGAAAACCGTCGTGGATAAGAAGGCCGCCGAAGAGCCCGCGGCCCAAGGTGCAGCGCAAGAAACAGGCTTAGCGAACCAGATCGCAACCGGCAATTTGGTGGAAGACTTTACGTTTCCCGAACATTATTCTCCTATGGACCTGGGTGGGCTTTGGGATGAACTTTATACGGTAAGCGAGGATATTACGGCCAAGAATAAACCAACCATCGACGCCCTTGCCAAGGAACGGGACGTACTGAAATCGGACCGCAGTAAAGAAGCGGTTGCCCGGAAGAAGCAGATCGATGAAGAGATCGGGAATCTTCGGGTGGAATCGCAGATTGTCACCCGCCATGCGGAAATTGCCTGGCAGTATGCACAGGAGGATCTGGCCCGGAAAGTCGTAGCAAAGTTGAAAGCAGAAGGAATTGAGGCCGACCAGGATTCGGTCTATGACGCCATCGCTACCTTGGCGGACGGACGTATGAATGAACAGGGTTGGCAGCGGCCTTTACTGCAACAAGTGATTGATTCGGTAAAAGGAGAGGAAGCACCCGCACCAAAGTCGGCACGAGAAAAATCGGATGAAGAGGTCAAACAATACCGGGATGCAGGACATAATATCAACGATAACGGCGTCTATAATGAACCGGAAAAGATCTCAATCCCATTCAGTAAGTCATCCGGAAGGGAGGGCAGCATCCGCATAGCGGAAGGCCCTGACGGGAAATTCCGCATTGGCGTCAATATCTCGAAAAAATATGGCGACTACGAGGGGAGCGGAAATGCCCCAGGTATCGACGGCACGCAATACGATACGCGAGCCGAGGCGATCAAAGCCGGCATTGACATAATAAGGAGCCGTACAAAAGCAGACGACCCCAAAGGGAAAGCCGCCTTGGCAGAATTGGCAAAGTTCGAGAAAGAGCAATCCACCGAGATCAAAGCCGCGGGCACGGGCGGCGCAAGAGGACCGGCACCCGTAATCACGGAGACGGTACCGTCTTATGCGGAAAGGATGAAGAACGCAAAGTCTGCCGACGAGGGCAGATCGCTGATTTCTCAATATCAAGAAGAATTTGCATCTATCGAACGGAAAGCTGGCCTCAAGCATTCGATCGGGAAAGGTGGCGGCGGCTTAGGCTCACGCGGGTATAGCACGCTCAGGCCGGCAGAGAAGAGCGACATTCTGAAGCGGGTAACTGAAAAAGACAAGGCGCTGGGACAGAGGTTAATGTCTCTGATTGCGGACATAGACGCAGCGGAACCACATTGGAAAAACCTACTGAAGGGAGAGCAGGAGGAGAGACATCCCGGTCTTTCTCAGCAACCCGCGGAGATCAAAGCGGCTGGTACCGGCGGCGCGAGAGGCCCGAAACCGGAAATCGTCAAGGCCCCCGAAGCTGGGAAGGCAGCAAAGCCAGTTCCTACCGCGGCAGAGGTAAAGTCCAAGGAGGAAGAGGGTAAGTCCCGGATCATCAAGAAGTATCTGCTCGAACACCTTGACGAGGCCATAGCTGCCCGGACCGCTTACGAGAACAACAAGACCGAGGACGCCGGACCCATCCACGTCATCATCGATGTTCCCATGGACGGAAAGTTCAGGATATTGAACACGAAAGAGAACCTGGAGAAGTTCAAAAAGAAAGTGGCGGGAATGAAGGTAACGGCGGCGCTGAATAAACTCCCGCAGCACTCCGGCAAACCTGTGGGCAAGTCCACGGATCTGATCACCAAGGAGGCAGAGGCGGAGGTCGCTGATTACTGGACGAAAAGGAATGAGTTCAAGACCCGGTATGAAGGGGTCCCGGCAGAGATCGAAGCTGCCCAGGCCCGTCTCGAACGCTACTACGAGATCCAGCGCAAGGTTGATGCCAAAGAGATCACCCTGAAGCAGCTCGGGGAGGATGCAAAGGCAGCCGCAAGTAAAGAATCGGCGGGTACTGAAGCATGGAGAGATTCATGGTTCGGGAAGACCCCGACTTACGCTGACCTGACGGGCCGGATCAAAGAAATCGAGAAAGAAATAAAATCCTTACGGGAGAGGATTCCGAACCTGCAGGCACGCATCAGAGAATTTTACCCCGGCCTCGCGAAAGAGATGTTCGAGGGGAAGGCCACGGAAGAGGCCAAGGCCCCGGAAAAGATCAAAGCCGCTGGCACGGGCGGGAAGAGGGGGCCGAAGGAGGAAAAAGAGAGCACCGCTTCTGGCAACGAACAGGCCGAAATAAGCGACCGGCTCAGGGCGCAGAATGCGCGAGAAGCAGAATTTGAATACCAGAAAAAGCGCACAGCCCTATTGGAGGGTGCGGACAAGGTTTCGCAGGCTGAAAATTTTTCATTGGAGGATGCCAAGAGATTTCTATCCGACCTCGATGCTGCCCCCGGCGATGATCCAAAAGCACGACAGGCCATACTCGACAAATATCCCGAACTGACAGAATTGACGAAACCAGAAGCCGCCAAGGCCGACATCATGAAGGAGATCTCCGAGATTTCCGATGAAGA